CTGTATCTTTATTATCTATAAGTATTTTCTCAGCTGCTGCTTTAGAAGCTTCAGTAGCATTAGGTCCGTTAGTCATTAAACTTTTAATAACTAGCATCGGTTTACCATGAAGAGCATGATCTGTTGGTAATTTTGCAGCAATATCATCGATTATACCAGTACTAGTTACTGTTTGATTCTTTGCAATTATTGTTGTCCAAGTTGATATTTGACTATCTGAAACTACTCTCTTCTCACTAGTCCCATCTACTACACTTGTCCAGTCAAAATCTGCTTGAGTAAAATCATGTAGACTGTAATCTATTGCATCTATATTTGCTAAAGGTAGTAAATCATCAGCATAAGCAGGACCGCCCGTCTTGTTTACGTAGTTCACTCCATCAATACTCTTACCTCTGATAGGTATAACACCGTAATCTCCTTTACCTGTACGTTTACCTTCAACTATATCCTGTTTAACTTTTTGTAGTGCTTGATTCATAGCAGTTCGAGTTTTCAGCTCTTCTGATATAGATTTATTTTCCAGCCCAGCTCTGATAAATTGATATTCTGCTAAAAACTGATTCTGAGCGAGAACTAATTTACGACTTACTACACCACCTTTTTCTACTTCTTTTTTTGTATAGCCCAGTGATTTAAGTAAGGAAGTTTTTAGATCTCCTTTTACAGCTACCTCATAATCAAAACCAGCATTTGTTATTTGTTGATAAGGTACTATCTGTGCTAACATTTCTTTTCTCTCATCAGATTTTAATATACCTTGATGTTCAACATACTTCATAGCTTCTATATATTTATGATTATTTACTAAAGAATAGAATCTATCTTTAATATCTCCAACATTTGTATTATTCTGATGGAATGTTTTATTCAAATGATCTAAAGCTTTTTTACCAGCTGGACCTAAATCATTAAGTCTTTTCCTTTCTTCCTTTCTAGCTTCAAGATCATCTAATTCTCCATTAGCAATCTTAACTCTTACACTTATATGCTCTTTATTTTCAACATATTTTGTTGCAGTTTCGAGTTGTGTATTCTTCTTCTTCATTGCTGAAGTACGTTCTTCTACTAAAGCTGCTCTCAATGTAGGAAAACGTCCTCCTACAGTAGCTTTCTCTCCACCTTGTCTACCGTCTTTAGGTGTTAGGAACTTTAATCGTTTATCTATTTCATCAAAATCTATACTTAAATCTTTAGCCCATGTTGTATAGACAGCTTTAATAGCTTCTGCTTTAGTATTATATAATTTATTACCCTCTTTATCAAAACCTCTATTAAAGTTAAACTCAATTAAATTTTCAAATTCTGTTTGATTTGTTTTACCAAAGTACTCATCTGAATTTTGTTTTAGTTTAGATTCAAATATTTGGTTACGTTCAGTTGATTTAGTTTTGAAAACAGAAGCAACTCTATTTCTAGTATGTCCGTTATTTCTAGAAGCAGATTTTTTATTAAACTCTTCTCTGAATTTTATAACACCTTTATGGTATTTATAGGTACTGACACCTATTCCTGCTTCTATTTTATTACGAATCCATTCATGAGCTCTAGCATATTCTTTAGCATTTGTAGGAGCTTGTCCAGTTTGTTCGATATAAGCTCTCATACCTATATCAAAATGCTCATCTATATTATCGATGAGATCTTGCATTAGATATGTTACTCTACCTGCCCTATAAATAGCACTTGTACTATCAAGAGATAGTAGTTTAGTTTCTGGAATACCTGCAGCTTTTAACCTTTCTTGTTCTTTTAAATTCTCTTCATCAGCAATCCCTACACCTTCTTCAAACCCATCAGCCCATAATTTTAGAGTATCATTATTTGCTTGATTTTTTGCTGCTCTAGAATAACCTAATTTATTAGTTACATTCTTGTAACCTGTAGAGAGTGCTGTAAAAGCTTTACCTAATTTAGGTGAAAGTTTTTCCCAATGTTCGGCTTGCCGTCCATATTCATCAGCTCTACCTTTAATAGCTTCTATATCTCTTTGAGATTTTACTTTGATATTTTCTAATTGTCTAGCATAAATTTTATCTTCTAATTGTTGAAGATCTTTTATGTTATCTTGTTCCTTACTGAAGGCTCTTTCAATACCAGTCATCTGGCTTTGATCGATTTCAGCTTGCTGATTTCTACCCAGTTGTAAGGAATCTATGATAGTTTGATCACGCTCTCTTAAGGTACTTATACCTAAATCACCAGCAGAGGAGTCTTTGAAACTACCTCCCCTGCCATAGCGTTTGTATTTTGATGCCATATTTAGTTAATTTGATTTATCACCAATTGGATGCAGCAACACCTACTGTATTAGCAATGCTAGTAATACCTGATGTCCATGCCATACTAGCAGCAACACTAGGATCTCTCATAGCACCTTTAATAGGTTCTGGTCCAAAGTCAAACTCTTCTAAAGGTCTAGGTAATTGATAGTCTGCAACTGGTGTAGCTAATGGAGCGAGAGGTAATGGAAGATCACCCGGATCTAACATTTTCTGAGCCCATGCTGCCATATTAGCAGCTTCTTTATCTCTAGCTATTTCCATTAATACAGAACGAGTATTACGTTCAGCACCTAACATAGCTTCAGACATTTGAGCTTGTTGCCTTCCTTTCTGAGCTAAGATAGATTGTATAGTTTTGTCAGCACTTCTTCCTGATTGACCTCTAGCTCTAGCTTTACCTTGAGCTACTAGATTTTCTATTTGTAATTCTTGATGTTCAAAAGCATTCTCTGCTTCGATTTCTTCTAACTGTCTTAACTGATCTTCTCGACCAGCATAAGCAGTTCTAGCATTTAAAGATATTTGTTCATGATATAACAAATCTGATTTCAGATATTGTTCATCTAATGATTCTTGCTTTTTGTTACGGATCATTAAGTCGTAACCGTATCTTCTTAAAGCTGACTCATCTTTGAAGTTTGCTAATTTCTTTTCATTAGCCTGCTGAAGAAGTACATTATTTTGTGTATCAGCATGGTTTGCAGCAAGCTTCTCAGCAGCCATTCTATAGGCTTCTAAGTCATATCCATACTGAGCTTCTGTAGCTTCATTAGCTGCATTAGCTTGCTTCCTAGCATTATCAGCAGATTTATTTGAAGACCATAAACCAGCTGCTGCACTTATCAAGCTGCCTATAACAACTGCACTCATAATTATTTCCTCTTATAAAATCTTGGTGAGTAGGTTCCTTCCCACATCATTGAGTTTAGAGACACAGGGAATGGTGAATCATTAAACACTCGTAACTGGAAGTTATCTGTTTTCTGATGAATTGGGATAGAGAATACTGATTGTTCAGCTAAAGCTATATCATTAGCTAAGTATGTATTTGCTATCTGAGTTGGGTTTAAGCTATACCATTCATCTAAGAATATAACTATTTTTACAGTATTAGCAGGTGCGCTGCTGAATGTTATTTGATTGAGAGCTGATACAGTAAATGCTGTAGTTATAACACCATCTAAAGTAACCTTAACTTGATCTTCATCTACATAAGATAGATCTTCATCAATCCAGTTAAAGACAGTAGTACTACCATCTCCAGTATATTCTTTCTTACCTTGTCTGATACCTGTAGATTTAAGTTTAAATCCCATCACACCAGATAACCCTACAGCAAATTTCATTCTAGCTATAGAAAGACTAGCTGTAAAATCAGTAGAAGTCATATCATCGTCTGTTCTAAAATATGTCTTAGGTAATATTACATCTAAATCATACTTCCAGCCTACTATAACATCAGCTGCAACACCACTTAAATCTTTTCTAAGTACTTTAAAGTAAGTACTACCAGTTCTTAAGTAATCCCACCTAGTAGAACCATCAGAAATATTAGTGCTTGTACCTGTAGGTCCACCGCTAGATGCAGAAGTACCTGCTGTATCACATACATATACTTTATCACTATCATTAACAACAACATCTCCTACTGCATAAGCAGTGCTTGCAGCCCAATTAGTATCAGTAGCTACGGTAGGTGTTGTAGTAAATCCAGATTCAATAAACTGTCCTGTAGCTGTAGTACCTTTAATAACTATAACAGGTGTTAAAGCTGCTACATTATTCCAAGGTATATAACATTTAGAAAAATCATCAGTTGCATTATATGTTACATTAGGTGCTTCTTTATATAGATCTACACATGGATTTATCTTCTGTCCATCATTATTAACTATAATAGCGTCATCAGGGCTCTGGCTTAAACTAGCCTTAGTTAATGTAAACTGACTACCTTGTTTAGTTACAGCATAGAATTCATCTGAATCTATAGCTATAGTTTGTACTGTACCAGATAGTTGCCATCTAAACCAAGACTGTACTAGGTTCTTTTCACCATCACTATATGTAAGATAGAAATATACTTTATCATCAGACTGACTAGATAGAGCAATGAATTGGTTCTGAGAACTACCTATAAACGTATCTATAGTAGAAGGAACCCACTCATTTACAACTCTACTGACATCTAAAACTTTAGGGTTTTCATCTTGACCTCTGGTAATCATACCAAAGACACGAGAATAACTTGGTGTTTTACTTATAAAGTTAATATTACTACCCATATCTATAGGGTCTACACTGTCATCCATCTCATAGTTAGAGATAGTTCTAATAGTAGTAGTAGTTGGCGTAAGAATATTATCTCTAGCACTCATTAGGAACTGCTGATTCTTACTGAATAATATAAGACCCTGTGTTGTAGGTATAATACCATGTAAAGCAGCTGGTTTAGTAGTAGATGCTTGTAAATCTATAGGGTCAGCATCAGTAACTGTTTGAGCTGAAGTATGATAGAAATTATAATGTTGACCTGATTGACTCAAGACTACATTATCTACAGAAAGGAATCCTAATCTATTATTATAGAAGAATGCCTGTTGTATTTTTTGGCCTACAAAACTAGGGTGTGAGTTAGTAGTATCATCACCAACTAATCTAGCAGTATAAGCTACTTTTTGGAATGTAAATGTATTAGTAGAATTATTAACTAATTCATGTGGTACTGTAGTTGTATCTAATCCTGTAGATAAACTAGGATCTACTGTTTCTTGCCAATAACCGGGACCGGATGAAGCGTTATCTGCTATAAATTTAGCAAAGTATGTATCATTAGTAGAAGCAGTATTAACTATTTTTACTGTATGATTATGTGCTGATTGTATTGGTAGTTGTGTAACATTATCTACTTGATCTTGGAAGACCGAGATAGATGTACCTGTTGCACCACCTGTAGCGGTTATAGTAAATGCACTAGTTCTAGTTAATTGTAAAGTATTCTGATGTTTTACTACAGTTAAGTTGGATATACTTTCTGCATCAATAGAAGTTTTTATCTTAGTTAACGCATCATCATATGTATCATCAGTATCTGTAGTTGTAGTAGTTGTAGTACCTGCAACAACAACAGTATATGTTATTTGAAGTGAGCTACCACTTAAAGAAAGTGTAGCTTGTGAATTAGCTGTAAAAGATGGAGCTGCTAATGTAGCTGCTGTTATTAAATTATTAGTGACTATAGTGGTATCTTGTACAGTGAGTAGATCATAGTTTGTACGAGCACCTGTAAGGTACGCCTGTGCGCCTGTACCGTAGTTAACAGTACACGCTACTCCAGTTGTAGCATTCCATATATCTATGTCCCCTGTAGAGCCTCCTGCAGGCTTAATACATCCTATGTATTTCTCGTCATTATCTCTATGTATATAAAACCACTTTGAGGAATCATATGTAGTACCAGTACCTAAGTTAGCAATCCATTTAAAACCGGGTCTTTTAGTTAATCCAAAAGTAGGATCAGGGTAAGCATTTAAACACTCACGTACTTGACCCGGTAATTTTTTATCATCAGATTGCTTAGATACTCCACCGAGATAATTATCAATTCGTTGAGTTACTGCTGGCATTATCTTGATAGTGCTTGGTAAGGTTGATAACTATTATAGTAGTTTGTTTGACCTTGAGGGTGTCCAAAGAATGTAAACTGACCTTGTTGTGTTTCGTATTCTAATGCTAGTGCTCTAGTCAATGCTTCCTGTTGTTGTAACATTTGGTATTGTGTACTATCTCCTACAATTCGTTGGGAAACAATAGTAGCAGCTCTAGCTGAAATATAATCTTGTACTGGTTGAGGTAAATCTACCCAGTCAAATTCCCATACGATATCACATTCTACTGTTTCATCAGTCCATGTGTATCTATGGTTATGTCTATCATATAATTTTCCATTTCTTCTTATACCATCTTTATCTAAATTACCAGAGTTTTCTGTTAACTTTATTTGTAAGATATTATTAGGTATTAGTATTTCGTCATTAGTATCAGGAGTGAATTCATAATGGTACTCTTTATTAAAAGTCCATCCTTCAGCTTGTACTTCCCTGTTTACCTGTAACAATGTATCGTATGCAATCGCAACCTCTGGGTTGGTTTGATCGAGAGTGGTTACAGGAGCCTGACCACATGACGACAATATTTGATTTATAGCAGGTAATTCTTGTGTAGCGTTAGTGGTAGGAAAAGGCATAATATTTATATAAAAAAAAAGAGGACTCCGAAGAGCCCCCATAAAACGTGCTTAGAATGCAGCGTTACCGGATGATCCGACAGCAGCACCAGCAACTAGTTCGACAGCAGCAGCTGGGTTGAGGTAGTCGGCTCCCATTGCGAGACGTCCTAGAATGACATCTCCTTGGTATACGACTGATACATCCCCAGATGTAACTTGAACTTGTGGTCCGATTGCTTCTACGCAACCAGCAGCTTCTTTCTGGAATATAAGTCCACAAGAGTTAGCGAATTCTGTCTCTTCACCATACTCGTTGTTGATTCCAGTTACGTCAGTTGCAGCATCTTCTACTGCTTCACCAACGAATGAACCTAAATTACCGGGAGATGTTACTCCGGGGTTTGTAGCAGAAGCTGAACCAAACTTAGTACCGTATGTACTGAAGAATGGAATGTTCATTGATTTGTAGATTTTGATACCAGCAATCTCAATGATTCCATTACCTGATTGTAATGAAGTTCCTTGAGCATCACGGTTAACTAATCCATTAGAACCTACAGCTTGGATTAATTCGTAGTATTGACGTGGGTTAAGTACACCTACACGACCTTCTGAACTTATCCCTTTCTCATCTAGAGCAGCCGCAGCGTCATAGAATGCATTGATTAGGGAAGCAGAAACGTATGCATCAGATGCTTGGTTATTAGTACCAACTCTGATCTGTGTTCCACCGGGTTCTACGAAACCGGACTTAGTGATAGGAGATGCAGCACGAGCACCACGAGCGATAGCACGGAATACTAGTCTGTCATACTTCTGAGCTAGAGCATAACCAATCTTCTTGGAAATCTCACCACGTAATTCATAATGGGCAAGTGTCTCATCTAACTCATATACGAATGCACTTGAGATTAGCAGATCATCAACCGTAATGGTCTTCTCTGCTACTGGAGGTGATCCGTCGGAGTTACCTAAGATACTTTGACCGGGTACATGGTACTCAGCTTTTGTGTGTCCTGTGTAGATGAACTGTAGAGACTTACCATTCTTTAGGGTTCTCTTCATTACAAGGTCTCTAGCAATTGCGTTATGCTGGAAGCCTTTGAACATCTCGCCACTGAACAACTTAAGATATAATGCTCTTGCGTCACCTGTAGAGTTGGATTGTCCAGCTCTGGTCAGCGAGGCATTACTATGGGTTGCCTGTTGGGCCATTGTTAATTAAAAAATTGTTATATTACTTTCTCAGCTGAAATTTTTTGCGCTTGAATGTTGTGGTCTTTCCCACCGTCTAGACGGCAAAAGGTATCCTCGTAAGGGCTAATGCCAATGAAAGGGGAGTCCTACTCTGAGGTGCTCCCCTTCCTCTCATTCACCTAGAAGAGCTTCTTCTAAAGATTGAGGTTCTCTTTCTTCATCAACACCAGGAGGTTGTTGATCACTAGGGTTAGTGTCAACCTTCTCAGGTTCTGGTGTCAGCCTTGTTACGAAAGCTGGTGAGTGTGTAGCTTGTTGTGCCATTAGAAGGAGAACTTAGCTCCGACCTTTGTGCCATAAGTGTTATCAGCTTCATCATTAGAAGTACCTGATAGCTCTCCATAGACACCAAGCCTTTGAGTAACTTCAAAGTTACCTCCAAGCTTGCCAGATAGTGTTCTTTCTGTTCCATCTACATCAGCTACTGCTGAGATAGCTGGTCCACCTTGAATGTAATATCCAAGCTTACCTGCTTCTCCTTCATACCCTACGTGTAGATCTACAGTTCTACCTGTATAATCAGATCCAGTATATCCGTCATTGGACTCAGCGTTTACATAGACGCCAGCCATTGCAGGAGCAGAAGCGAATGAGATTGTAGCTAGGGCTAGTGCAATTGATTTCATAATTTAATTACTTGTTAGTGTTTTTTGTGTACTCAACACCACGATACTTGAGGGTCATTACGATCTCCAGTATC